CCCCGGCGGGCCGCCGCGGGGCGCCCCGCCCCCGCGGGCCGCGTCCCGGGCGGCGGCGAGCAGCCGCATCGCCTGGGAGGGCTTCAGGGTGCGCGGATCCACGAGAAGCTCGTGGCCCTCCACCTCACTGAACTCCGCGGGCGGCGGCGCCTCTGTCTTCTTGTCTGCCACAGTGTGCTCCTATGCTGGCGTGCTCCATCTGGTGGGTTCCCTCTGCCCGGGCCGGGAGCACACCAAAGCGGCCCGGGCAGAAGGAGACTCGTCAGGCAGTGACCGTGAACTTCGTGGCCGCCGCACCACGCCCCCTGCCGTTGATGACAGCGACCTCGTGCTCGCCCAGGGTGACCCGGGGGACGGTGCAGGTGATGACCGTAGACGACTTCTTCGTGAACACGGCGCGGATGCCACCGAACGTGACCTTGCGGGTACCGTCGAAGTTCGTGCCGGTCAGGGTCACGGACGCGCCGATCTTACCGGTGGTCGGCTCCATCTTGGTGATGGTCGGGACGGCGGTGGACGTGCCGGTCACGGTCCTGGGCTTGAGGTAGTGGACCGAAGCCTTCCCGGACGGCGGGGTCAGGATGACGCCCTTGATCTTGATCTCGGTGAAGTTCTCCTTGTCGAGGGTGGGCATGTCACCGGACAGGTTCACCTTCCGCAGGAGGATACCGGAGACCAGCATGCCCTCCTCCATGACGATCAGGATCGCCTTGTCGATGCTGCCCGACAGGACCAGATCGTAGCCGTCGGTGGAGTCGACATAGGTCGACCCGGGGAACGCGATGTTGATCGTGTCATCGCTCATGGACACGGACGAGATCGTCACGTTCGTCGTCTTCGTCGCACGCGTGCTGCGGGCGTTCTTGCGGTCCCACGTGTCCTTCGTGGACGTGTCGCCACCGTCGGTCTCGAACTCGATGAGGTTCTCGGACGACGTGTCACCGATCCACGTCCACCCCTGGGACTCCAGGGTGGTGCCGTCACCGAAGGTGTACGACCACAGGTCAGGGGCGGCGGCGTCAACGTCACCGACGTAGACGTGCCCCATGCCCGCAATCTGGATCTCATTGTCGGCGTTGCTGGTGTTCGCCATTTCTCAGCCTTCCCGTGTCGTCGAGCGCACCACGGCCACCGCGGTGACATTGAACTCATTGTAGTCTGACGTGTTGAACTGAAGGCCCCCGAGGAACGGGTACCCCATCTCCAGGTAGGAGATCATCCCGCCGGCCAGAGGGGCGCCGTCACGCCATATCCGGTTCATCCCCACCATCAGCGCCTGCGCCATGGACTCGGCCGTATAGGCGTCAGGGTGCACCACGTACCAGCGGACCCGCAGACGGACCGCAGCACCGAACGGCCCGTTCTCCAGGGTGTCGGTGGAGTACACCTGGACGACGACAAGAGGCCCCTCGGTGTCATCCACGTCGGGGCGGATATCGACCTGAGCCTCCGTCAGGACGGTCGCACCCTTGCAAGCGAGGCGGGTGGCCTCAACCATGAGGGTCAGTGGCATCACCGGGACGTGCTCCAGGTACCTGCCCATCAGAAGCCCCCGTGCCTGCGGACGACGTTGCGGAACACGCCGATGCCCTTGACCCATTTACGGCCGGGCTTGCCGCGCTCGCCGGCGTAGTGGCCCATCTCCGTGTTCCAGTCGTAGTCCAGGTCATCGATCTCGATGTGCCAGTCCACCTTCTCCTGGTGCATGGTGACCTTGGCGAGGAAGCGGCCGGTGTGCACGTGGCCGGCGGCCTCCGCTTTCACCTCAGCGAAGATCTTCGCGGCGGCGGCGGCGAACTCCGGCTGCCTGGAAGCCACAGCCGCAATATCCTCATGCGTCCTCTCGTCGTCGTAGACGGTGATGTCGCCGCTCACTTGGACTCCACCCCGACCGCGTCGATACGGACCTTGTAGTGAGAGGTCATCGGGGACGCCCCATAGTGGACGGCTGAGCCCGCCTGCTGGTAGGTGAGGTCGTCCGCACCCTCAGGGCCGTTGATGACACGGATCTTGCTGTGGGGCCCGCCCGGCCAGTGGCCGCGCCCGTACACGACGCGCACGGTCTCGTCGAACAAACCCTTCTCCACGGTCCTCGTCTCACTGGCGCGCAGAGCAGACCCGGAGGACGGCTGAACGAGGACCTTGTTCATGATCACGGGGGTGCCGGGCACGTAGCGGCGGCCCGTGGGCCCGTCCTCCACGACCATCGGCGTCACCTCGACCGTGTGGGGGCCGTCCTCAAGGAACCGGCGCCGGCGGGGCTTGTACGCCCCCGCCATCACCAGTCACCCCACGGAGTCACCCCGGCCAGGTCGGACGGCGGCGGGTCAGCCGGATCCTGACGGCCCATGGTCTGCACCCAGGAGCCCTCCTGGTGCAGGCCCCTCCGATACTGGAGGTACCCGTCCCCCACGGCGGTCATGGCGGTCCACCCGCCGGGGTGCTCCACCAGGAGAGCCATCTCCGCGGGACGCACCTCCAGCAGACCGGAGGCGATCGCCGTGTTCACGCTGTACGTGTAGGAGCCCTCGGTCTCATACTTCAGGACACCGCCGGCGGGGGCACGCAGCACACGGCACACACACTCCGCCTCGATCCTCTTCAGGACAGTCTCGTAAGGCTTCCTGGCCTTCGCCCGGTCGAGGGCGTCCGGGACGGTGAGGAGGATACTGGCCTCAACATAGTCGAGCATCGGCTGCACGTAGGGGACCTCATCCGTGGGGTCAGGGTCCCGCAGAAGGGCCGCTTTCACGTCCTCCAGCGTCGCAACCGTCATACCAGCATCCTCCTCACCATCATTCTCAGGGGACCGCGCCCGGGTGTGGGATCAGGGCTTCTTCTTGAAAACGGCGAAGGCCTTCGGGTCACGGATGCACCAGCCGAAGATGGCCTCGGCGAGGAACGCCCGCTCGTTGTGGGCGAACAGGTCGTGGCCGAAGCCGTACTCCTGGGCCTGACGCATCTCAATGTCCATGACGTTGCCGATGACCAGGTTGTTCTTGAAGGAGCCGCCGACCATGACGACGGCGGTCTCCTCGACCTTGGCCTTCTCGTAGCCGCCGACAGCGGACGTGAAGTGGATGGGCAGGCCGAGGAACATGCCGACCGGGTCGGCGAGGTTCGCGGACGCCTGGAAGAGCGGGCGGCCAAGGCTGTCGGACACGCCGAGGATCTTGGTGCGCACGTTCTTGCGGGCGACGAACGAGTCGATCTCGAAGTCCTCGTTCGCGGCCTCGACTGCGTCCACGCCCTCCAGGGCCTTCTTCAGGAGGGCGTCGGGCTTGGTGTCCGCGTAGTCGATGACGACCTGGTTGGCGCTGGCGGAGACGATCGGGGTCTGGTCCGCGAGGACGTTGCCGGTGATCGCGTCCTTGCCGTGGAGGATCGCGTTGTCCATGGCGCGGCTGATCGAGTCGGACAGCTGCTGCTGGAGATCGAGGTAGGCGGCCACGGGGGAGTGACGGATGACCTCCTCGGAGAGGACAGCGCCGGCGGCGACCTTGATCGGGGAGATCTTGCGGACGTCGAAGTTCAGGTTGACCGTCGGCTTGACGGCGCCCTCAGCGACGACTCCGGCGGTGGCGTGGCCCATCGGGAAAGGGAGGACCGCGCCGGAGAGGGCGACGGGCCGGGTCTGCGCCAGGGTCTGCATGACGGACCCCTTGTAGGCGTTGGACCAGATGCCCGCGATGACCTCGGGAGGGAAGACTCCCTTCTTCTCGCCCGAGAGGAGCTTCTCAAGTGTGTGGGACGCGGCGGCCGGATCTGGCATTTCGCGTTATCCTTCCTGCGTGTCAGGACAGGCCGAAGAACCCGGCGGCCTGCTCCTCAATGTTGGTTGCACCCATAGTATCAGAATTCATGATCGGGTCCCTCGGGACTGATACGGGCTTCTTATCCCCGTTCCCGCCTCGCAGAGAGGACAGGAGAGCGGCCTTCTGCTGCCAGGAGCCGGGGTCTCCGTCGAGGAGGACGGCGTACTCCCGGGTGAGGCCGGCGTCGGAGAGGATGCGGGACCGCTTGTCCTCCAGGGCCTGCTTGGCGGTCTCCTCCCGCTCGGCCCGCATCTCCTGGAGAGCCTGCTCCAGGGCGGCGATACGGTCGTCAGCAGACCTGCCCTCAGAGGCCACGGGAGCCTCCTGGGCGGCCTCGGGGGCGGG